TACGAGGAGGACGATCTGGACGACGAGGAGGAAGAGGTTGCTGGGGAAGAGGAACCTGGGGAGGAAGATCTGGCCGATGACGTCGAGGACGAAGACGAAGACGATCTGGACGAGGAGGAAGAGGAACTGGAGCCTGAACCTTCCAAACCGAAGCGGAAGCTGAAGGAGCGGAGGAAGGCCGTTCGGTCTGGGCGTCCGGACGAGGATGAGGGATCGGAGATGGACCGCAAGCGGATGGTCCGTAAGAGGCCGATCAAGTCCCAGTCGGCCGAGGCGGTGAAGACGAAGGTGGAGAAAAGGGTGGACAAGAGGCGGAAGCCACGGCGAGTGGACCCGAATAAGGACACCATCTCGAACCGGGTGTGGGCTTACCTGCTCGAGCACGCGAACGCGGATGCTGACGAGCTGGAGCGGGTCATGGCCGAGCAGGGGGTTGATGCAAAGCGATCTGGATTGCTCCATCTCCTTCGGCGATTTCGAACCCTGGTGGCAGTGATGGAAGATCGTGGGATCGTCCGAGTTCGGAACGGAGTGGTGGAACCCGCTTGCGACTAAGAGGTAGGGTGAGGGGTGATGGGCACCGGCTGTCGGGATCGAATGGTCGGTGCCCTGCTCCTGTGAACGAGGTGTGGTTCGCATCGGAGGACTTTAGGAATGGCTCGAGCGAGTCGGGTTATGCTACTGGAGGCCATCAGGAGCGTTCTCCCAGGCGTGAGTAGTAATGGAGTGATCGAGCAGGCTGACTGTGTGGTGTTCCATAAGGGCCATGCTTGCTCCTACAACGATGAGGTCACTTGTCGGGCCAGGCTACCGGAGTCTCTGGAGGGGTTGTCTGGGGCTGTGAAGGCCGATCCATTGGTGAGGCTCCTGAGCAAGCTCCCGGACGAGGAGGTGGACGTCGAGACGACGGGCAGCGAGTTGCTGATCAAAAGCAAAGGCCGTCGGGCGGGGTTTCCTCTGGTGACGGAGGTACTGTTGCCGGTGGGGGATTTGCAGCTCCCGAAGGAGTGGCACGAAGTTCCGGAGAACTTTTCGGAAGCATTGGGGTTGGTGGCTGGGTGCGTCCGGAGGGATGAGAGTATTTTCGCTCTCGCGTGCGTTCACATGACGAGTGAGTTCATGGAGGCCAGCGATAACTACCAGATGGCTAGGTACCGCATGGACCTACCGTTCAAAGACGTGCTTCTCCACGGACCTGCTGCTCGGAGCGTGGCTGGTTGGAAGGTTGTTGCTGTGGGGATCACCGAGCAGTGGATTTGGTTCAGGAGCGAGCAGAGTACGGAGTTGGGAGCGAGGCTGTACGTGGACAAGTATCCGGACTTCGACCGTGTGGTGAACGAGGAGGGACGGGTGTTGAAGTTGCCGCAGGGTCTGGTCCAAGCCGCTGAGATTGCCGGGTTGGTGATTTCCGACAAGATTCAGGGCGATTCCCTTCAGGTGAACATCGAGAGGGGGCGAGTGATTGTCGAGGGACGTGCTCCGGATTGACGGGGAGCCGATCAGGTTTTCCATTTCTGCTTCGCTGTTGGCGTCTCTGGTGAAGCGTTCTACGAAGTGCTGGTTTGCCAATAACTGCCTCCGGGTCCAGACCGGAAACCTTACATACTGCACCGTGTTGCAGGTTGCCTGATGCTTGTACAGCTCGACGGAGTCAGAGGAGTCATTCCCTCCGGACCTCCGAGGTGTGTATCCTGCGGACTCTACCGAGGGTGTGAGAGTCCGAAGATGGAGGTGAGTGGGGATGGTCGGAAGGGCGTGCTTGTGGTAGGGGAGGCTCCGGGACGGACCGAGGATAGGGAGGGTCGGCCGTTTGTGGGCCAGGCAGGACAAGTGTTGCGGGAGGCTTTGGAAAAGATCGGGGTGGACTTGGAAAGGGATTGCTGGGTGACCAATGCCATTGTCTGCAGACCTCCGAAGAACCGCACACCTACAGACAGGGAGATTCAGTGGTGTGCTCCTCTGCTGTTTGGGGCTATAAAGAGGCTGCAGCCCAGGGTGATCTTGCTGTTGGGCGGGACGGCTGTGAGGGCTGTGATCGGGAGAGTTTGGGGACGGGACGATGTTGGAGCGATCACAAGGTGGGTGGGTTGGCAGATTCCTGATTCCACTCTGAATGCCTGGATTTGTCCCACCTACCATCCTAGTTACCTTCTTCGGCAGCGGGATGACGCTGCTCTAGCTTTGTGGTTCTCCCGGCACCTGGAGGCGGCGTTCTCGTTGAGGGACCGTCCCTGGCCGAATGGTCCGGTGAACTGGGCGGGCGGGGTGCAGGTGGTAATGGAGCCCACCAAGGCGGCGAGGTGGCTGGATGCAGTGAGGAGTAAGGGAGGAGTGATCGCGTGGGATTTGGAGACTAATAGCATCAAACCTGACTGGGATGACTGCAGGATTCTCTCCTGTGCTGTTTGCTGGAGGGGGAAGAGGACGATTGCCTTTCCCTGGGCGGAACCGGCTATCTCTAAGATGAAGGAGCTGCTGGTCAGCAAGCAGGTTCGGAAAGTCGGAGCAAACATCAAGTATGAGCACAGATGGATACGGCGACTCCTCGGGGTGGAGGTTCGGAGGTGGGTTTGGGACACGCAGCTTGCGGCTCATTTCCTGTCGAGTAGGCACGGGGTGACGTCGTTGAAGTTCCAGAGCTACGTACTGTTGGGAGTCCCGGCCTATGAGACGGAGGTGAGTGGTTTCATGACCCCAGTTGGGAGGGGACATACGAACCGACTGCACCAGGCTCCAGTGAGGGAGTTGCTGAAGTACAACGGCCTAGACGCTTTGTTGACATACCATGTTGCCAAAAAGCAGATTGAGGTTTGTGGCTTTGGTCCCAGGCTCTGAGTTGGCCTATCGACTTCTCCACGAGGGCACGTTGGCCCTAGCCGAGGTGGAGAGGGTTGGGATTCGGATCGACTACGACTATCTGTGCCGAGCCACAAGGTGGACGGAGAAGAGGATCAGGGAGTTGGAGGCGTGCCTGCAAAGGTCGGACGTGTGGAGGGAGTGGAGGAGGAAATTCGGAGGGGAGGCTAAGCTGGGTAGCGGTGATCAGTTGGCGACCGTTCTCTTTGAGTGTATGGGATATGAGCCGAAGGTGTTTACGCCCACCGGCAGGCCCAGCAGTGATGAAAAGCATCTGCGGACGTTGAACATCCCGTTTGTCGATGAGTATCTGCGGTGGAAGAAGTATCAGAAGCTCCGTTCCACGTACTTGAGGGGGGTGGCGTCTCAGGCAGTTCCGAGTGGGGGCG